TGTGGTTGCCCCCCTTTCGAGTGACGAAGATCACCCCCATTTTGGTCATATTTGTGAGTAACATCACATGATTTCGCTTGACAAATGAAGGCATGTATGCATGGAGGGCAGGCCGCGTATAAATAAGCACACCTATTGTCTGGACAATGGGTGTGCTTATGGGTTGTGCGGTGTGGTTCACATGCAGATAACTTGACTTTCAGGGAATGTCGGTGCATTATTAATACATGAACACGAACATGAACCCAATCAAGATTGATCGCAACCGCTGGTACTATTCCAAGGACGTATATCTTAATGTCTGCTCAGGATATTATGAACTTATTGGGCCTAACGGCCATATAAGGTCATTTACAGACCTCAGCACATCAATTGACGCTGCCATTTTCCAGGTTCGTCTTGGCTCATAAGGATTATATCATGCCTGAATTCAGCACGCTTTCAGACATTTTCGGTCGCAGCGCATGGCCTATGATTAAGGAAATGAGTGAAGTTGTAGTGTTTAATGTTGACGCGGACGATAGGTCGTGCTCCATGATGCTTGGAGGCCGGGAGTACAAGGTCAAGAGGGCTCATCATCGTAGGTGGCATGTGGTGACTACCGGGTATTGGCGGGCCTTTGGGTCTCAGTGGGAGTTGTTGGCTTGGATTGGTGATCGGGTATGAAGCGGGAGCATCATGGGTCCCATTCAGCATCTAAGGTGCTGACGAATTGGAAGATTTCTAATTTTATTGCAGAATGTTTAGTGAATGGATATCACATTGCTTATTATCATGATACTGGGAGGCTTCATTATTGGAAGGACGCTACGAACGAATATCACATCATGGCAACGGACTTGATTATTTCTTCAGAGACAGGATTAGGAATTGTCCAAGCAAATTATTCTAGAGCGAACCGGCGATAGTAATTGGTACATCAAGAACACCGACTATAACGACACGACAGAAAGGACTGCGGCTTGGGTTAAGTCGCTGAAGTGCAATGCGAGAGTTGAAGAGCAGACTGAGTAGGGATACGCGCTTTGGACTTATGCGTCTGGGCGGGATTGTTGACGAAAATATTCATGAGAATGATTTTGTTCGCATTTGGTTTGGCGATGAATTGATGACTCTCGCTAGGAACGGCAACTTGTGGACTTTGACTTATAAAGGCGAGACTACAATGTCTCCAGAAGACGAATTACCACTTGCCGCTCGCTTTCTTCTTAACTACACGGTTAAGTACAATGTTGTCACTCAATAGCGTCAAACGTAAGTTGCGCTGCTACGGCATGCGCGAGGTCTATACGCCGGGCGGAGCGAACATTCTTTATTGTGGGGAGATCGCCATTCGATTGATTAACGATTACACAATTGAGACATGGAATTCGAGTGAAACATCGAGTGGTACTATTCAACATTTTGATTCTATTTTCTTTAAAAACAATGCGATTTTAGAGATGGGCCTTGAAGGTCTAGGGGCGATTTGATGTTTTACTTTAAAGACTATGTTACTAGATACAATATCGACAATCAATTGCCGTATTATAAATTCACTGTAAGAGACAACATTCTAGTGATAGACGGGCTCGATTATCGCATATGTGTTTACGGATGGCCCGACAATCGAGTGACTGTTGCCAACAAGATTACTGGCGTCAATACGATTAAGAGATTCGGCCCACATGGGCGTGACAAATGTGAATCCTATCTTAGATCGTGTCTAGAAATTTTGGGTGTCGAATTCCCTGAGGAGGAATAATGGCCATTTCATATAAGAAAATTTGCGTTGAATTACTTGAGGCTATCAGCACATTTAGTGAAGACGATTCAGCGAAGATCAATGCGAAATTCGTTGCTGGCACGTCATGCCTTTACGACAAGATGAAGGTGGAGTTCTCAACACCTGAAGGCGAGCACACGATTGAGAAGACAGGACAGGGCTGGGAGCATACTGTGGTGAAGGTTAGGTCTGGAAGTGAGGTCACGGATGTGATTTGAATACAGATATCCCCCGGAGTGGCTGGATGCTCCGGGGGATATCTGTGTCTTGGGTTAGGGGCGCTTGGCGTTCTTGCGATAGCGTTCCCAGGCGGCCTGGGACGCGGGGCCCCATATGCCGTCGTCCTCGACTCCGAGTGCTCGCTGGATTGCGGCGATTACTCGGTCGTGTGCGGCGTCGCTAGCGTCTCCCCACACACCGTCGGGGTTGGTTCCGACGACGGATTGTGTGTATTGAATTCCGTAGGGGAAGTGCCTCCCTGCCCATCCGCTGGCAGCGACGACGGCGTAGAGTCGCTTCTCGGTGTCGGGTCCCAGGATGTTGTCTGGGGTGGCGCCGATGGCGGTTTGGATTCCTGTGATGTTGCTGGTTCCGTCGCTGGTTCGGGCGACAGCGTAGTCGTCGACTAGGCGAATGCCGTAGACGACGTCGTCCATGTCGCGCTGCTTACTGGCGACGACGCCACCATTGCCCTGGGATCCGGAGTAGCCCCATGAGGTGTTGCCCTCGACGGTGTCGATCTTGTTGCCGTAGGGGGCGGTGACGGCGATTCCGATGTGGTCGGATTCTCCGTCGCCCTGCCAGTCGAATGTGACGGCATCTCCGGGGCGGACGTCCCACTTGCTGATGAGGACGCCACGATTACGGGCCTCTGCCTCGCGTCCGGGGACGTAGGCGGAGCGCCATGCGATACCGACGGTGGAGAGGACCCAGGAGACGAACATGTCGCAGTAGGGGACGCCGCTGGCGGCGAACATGTCGTTGCCGACGGCGCGTGCGTACCATCGCCCGTACTTGGTGCCATTCTCTTCGTCGGCCCATCGACTATAGCCGACTTCTCCCTTGGCGACGCGGATGATGTCTGCTCGCGTTGCCATTACTTGTCACCCACTCGGGGGACATTGTATGCGGCGACGCCGAAGAATCCTGCGGTGACGAAGTTGATTGCGTCGATGTAGGATCCGTCGATGACTCGCATGGCACTGAGTGCTACGAGGATTCCGAAACACGCACAGTAGGCGTAGAAGCGGATCTTGGGGTCGATGCCCTTAGAGGGGGCCTCATGCTCTCCCATTATTTTTCTCCTTAAGGTAGGAAAGGATTTCTTTCAACTGGCGGTTTTGTGCGTCTATAGTAGATCCGCCATGATTTGGTTTGACGTGGTATTGTACGTCTTTGAGTTTATCTTCAATATCATCTAGTCGCGCCACAACGCCAGGCTTATCAGGAGTTCCTTCCCACGCCGTGAGCATTACGGAGAGATGATCCAAAAATCGGGTAAATCGGTAGACAAACTTTCCAACAATAGTCATTAAGGTTATGACCCCGACCACTACGGCAACATCTAGTGTTTGAGGTAAGTTAATCATCGGACAAAGATTTCTGCGAACATGTTGCGGGTTTCTGGCGAGTCAGAGAAAAGGCGCCCTTTTCGATACGTGCTCCTCATGATGGATAATACTTTGTCACCATACATAAGCAGCCTCTCTCCTTCTCGCAAGTCTGTGACCTTATAGGCCCATCTTACACGATCGCCGCGAGGCTGGCGACGTTGGGCGAACCATGTGGCGCCGTCGATCCAGATGGAGACCTCGCCGTCGGGGCAGCGGAGTGAGAAAGCGTACTTCGCTCTACCCGACTTCTTCATAACGAAGTCATCATAGTTGTCTGCAAACTTGTTGCTGATAGCATATTCAGCATAGTCTTCAGCATAGTTTGTAATGAATGACCCGAACCGAGTATGTGCCACTTCCGACTGAAATTGCTCACTATCAACAAAGTCGGTGACAATGAATCCGTCCGCATGGCGGGAGACGCCTTCGACGGGTTCAATATGAAAGCGGATGAAGTAGGGGTTCATGATGGATACAGAGTTTGAGAGCATGAGGCACCGAACTCTGTCTTGATAGCGGTCTACTGTGGAATAGAAATCCATGAATACCTTCGCCTCATCGGGCAGATACCTCAGAGACCCCTTGTCGATAATGAACTCATCAAAGATGATCGTGTAGACATTGGGGTACGCGATCGACTTGTTCGCCTGCGCCGTAGACAGAGGAATAAAGTAGCCAATCGTCTCCCACTTCTTACCCACCTTGTGCTGGGCGAACTGCCCCTCAACACGAAACTCTTCGCCAGGAAACTCTGACTGAATGTCAGCGAAGAAGGAGTTGCGCCCTTTCAGTTCCGTCTTGTACCGTCGAAGGTAGATGAATTGCTGCCCCTTGTTGATCGCATTCTTGATAACGATTTTCTTAGCGCCATAGGTCTTACCCAAGCCGCGAGCACCCATAATCATGTTGAAGACGCCCGCGTATGAGAGCACCTTCGAGAACGAATAGTAACTGAATTTCTTTTTCAATCGTGTCTCCTTACCGTCCACCACCGAGTGCCGGCAAGGCGATCGATGCTAGTGATTACCGGTCCATAATAAGGGTTTCCTCCGTGCCCAATCAAACGGTTAGAGTCAACAACCATTTCCACGTGATCGGTTTCGGGATAGTAGGACCCCGTAGACCGCCACGCCATGACGATCATGTCACCGGGTCTCAGCATGGCGCGCTGCGCGGCCGTCATGGCACCGCTACCGCGGGGCATGACCTCCCTTCCACGGTTGTACTGGTCGCCCGTCCACGTGCCTACGAATGTCCCTGACGTGTCCTTGTAGGCCCTGTAGATCGTTGATGAGCAGTCGCCGAAGCCCGAGTTGTCGGGGTCCAGGCGGCCGGGCGCCTGGCGGTACCCGAACTTCCCGATGCGCGACATCATCCACTTTAGCGCCTTCGCCCCCTTGGATCCGTCACCGCCCCCACCAGGGTTGTCGCCGCCGGGGTTGGGCGCAGCTGCGCTTCCCTCGTTGAATCCGAGCGCGTGGGCGTTGTTCCATGCGCCTGAGACGATCTCCTGGACCTTGGCTTCGGAATTGCCCATATCCATTTTCCAGAGATTGATGCCAACCGGGGTTCCTACTGAGGTTCCGAAGCGTGTGCGTAGCCATACCAGGTTTGAGTTGTCGAGTAGTAGGTATCCAACGCCTGGCCCAACAGCAAGGCTGGCGAAGTTGGACTGTGATGCCCTACCTCCGTTGCCGTCAGGTGTGGTAGTGCTGCTGGATCCACTGCTGCCGACGCCGCTGGTGTCTTTTGACTTGATGATGTTGTATGCGGTGTTGTAACGGGTGCTGTATATACCTAGCACGGCGTCTGAGAGGATGGCGGATTTCATTCCATCGAGATTTGTTCCGCCAACGCGATTCGCGATTCGCATCGCCCGCTGCGGAGATTGGTGATATGCGACGGCCCATAAAATGAATGTCTCGGTGTTGGTGTCGGGGTTTATTCCGTACTTGAGCGCCATGTTCCTATACGTACTGTTGGCGTCAAAGATTAGTTGGTCGTCCTGGATGTTGCGGTTATTAAGCAGGAAGGGCTTGAGCGCGTCACCGAAGTTTCTGGGCAGGTAGTAGGTATTCCAGAACGCATCATTCTCGTTGTGTGCGTTCATGACGTTTCGGAAGTCTTGTGGCAGAGCCCCATATCCCGCGGAGTCAACATTTTTCATCTTGTTGATTAGTTTCGCGGCGCGAGTGCCATACCACTGCCCAATTCCCACTGTGATCGGGTCGTTGTAGTTGATTGCGGCGTAGTTCATAGACGACTCGACAGTACCGATCGCCTTGACCCACACTTTTCGCATGGTCTCATCCCAGGCCATTTATCCTCCTAGATAGACGTCTGCCCCCATTTTACCATGGGGGCAGACGTTCTCGTTAGAAGATGGAATATGATGCGTCAATTGCTAGACGGGTTCCTGCGGGGATGTCCTTTAGGGCAATGACGTTGCCGTTGTGGTTGACGTTTCCCCGGAATGCCGTGGAGTCCTGCCACATAGTGACATAGAAATTCGTGTACGGGCGAGCCCAGGCGGGAAGCCTGAACAGGACCTCACCGTTCGTGACGCTGCCGACCTCGAATGTTGCGTGGATGGTGACATCGTCGCGCTCCCGCCGGCAGACGGCGTAGAGGAAATTGTTCTGTCGCACGTTGTTGAGATTTGCGAGCCCTGTAATATCTTCCCAACCGTAATTTACCCAGCCCGAGCCACCCCGAAGCCATGCATCAAACTGTTGCTGGGCGTACTTGTAGCCCGCGGGCGTGAAGTGGACGTTCATGTCGGGTGTGAAGAATTTAGCATCCTGCCCGTTATGGAACCATGAGCGAGATCCTTCGCAGACTACAGCACCGTGCGGGGTGGCAAGTCGCTTAATCGCATTCGTTGTTGAGGCGCAGCGGCGGGCGATGTTGAAGTCATTGTTTGCGTCACACTCGTTATAGAGTGCAGGCAGAACAATAATATCCTTACAGTTCGGGAATGCCTCCTTCAGTTTTTGCATGAAACGCTCAAATGGCTGGCTGATATCGCGGCCGGTTCGGATATCGTAGATGAGGTCGATGATGTAGCAGCGTCCCGTCAGGCCTCGCTGAAACTCGCTAATCTGAGTTGCAGCATTATTGAGCATGGCAAGAAAGTTGTTGTCATCGTTTGAGGTGAATCCTCCGCCGTTTGACGCATAGTTGTGGGGGATCTCCCCCTTGCTCCTACACCATTCATCCCACGTCCCGTTGGCATACCCAGTAAGGATTGCGTTAGACGAACCCAGGATAAGCGTGTGAGGATACTTGCTCACCCTGTTTACAATGCTGTTGGACTCAAGGTCGTTCAGTCGACGGTCGGCGTTCGCCTTGTTGCTGTTAACCGACGAACGGACCGTCGTCAACTCATCCAGCACATCCTGCATTCCCTGACTGCTGGCGACGGCGATCTGCGACCCGTCCTTAGCAGTCGTGGTGAAGAATTTGCCTGAAGGGTGCTTCTCGAATTTCTCGGCTAGGAGAGACTTCATGAACGCGTCGGTCTGCTTGTCGAGTTCCCTTAGGGCATTCTTGAACGAAGTCTGCTGCGTTTCGAATACATCTCGATTGGACGCCACGAACTCCTTCACCTTTTCATTGAACTCAGCGACTAGACGCTTCTCCTCATCGCCAAATTCGTTGACGTACTCAACAACATCAGAGATAACTTCGCGTAACTTGGAGAGAACTTCATAGTACGTGAGTCCGTCCCCATAGGTAAACGGCGTCACGTTATTAATGTTGACAGTGTTGATGAGGTAGTTGGCCTCCTCCATTCTCTTATAGATCTGTAGCCAGCGGCGAGGCTTGTCAGCGATAGGCATTTTTACTCCTAGTACATTCCATAGTTGAGGTAGTGGCGAGTGCGGGGCTGGGCATTGTCCCAGACACCCATAAACAGGTCGGACAGTTCTGCAATAACAAAGTCGTCCACATTCACTAGAGTGCTTCGATAGCGCGCGATCTGCTCGCCCTTACCCATATTGTATCCCGTGGAAAGGGAGTGCTGGTTGTTCCGGTAGTCGTTAGTTCCAGTACTACTCGACGTCGAGGTCGTCGCATTCGTGCTCTTGCCCTTGGTGGACGCGTCACTGATAGACGTCGCATAGTCCCCGTTTCCGGCTAGACGACTCTGAGGAGTGTCAGACCCCACCGTGCGGCCCGTGGAGTCGGTAGTACCGGATCCACTGCTGTCCTGCCGGTTCGTCCCACTGTTCTGTGACCTCCCGTCCTGAGAGGTCTCATTGACACGGCGCCCACCATCCAGTGGATCGTTGTTGAGGAGTTCGGCCTCATACATTCGATTGTATCGGGGCATGATGCGTTCCATCTTCAACTTGAGTCGCCAAATGAAGATATCTGGTGTCTCGTGCGCAATTTCTTGGAGCCAGTACTCACGCTTAATGCGATCGTTCAAAATCTTGCGGTAGTCCTCGTTAAAAATAGGGTAGTCGTCAAGGCCGATGTGGTCTCCCGTTACCTTAACAACGTCCTTAAGGCGCATTGTGAACTGTGCGGGCATCACTCCTCTCCTTCCGTGTCGTAGGTGGTCAGGTTCTGCACGGCCAGGTAGTCCTCCATGTTCGGGGCAGCATTGTCGTCGACCGCCCATTCGCATGAGATCTGTAGTCCGAACTTTTCGTTGATCTGCTCGCACGCAAGTTGACGAGGCTTCATGAATGACTCACGTGATGCCAGGACTTGCCCAGAGTTTCCTGCAGCCTCCTCGACAACCATGCGCTCGCGCTTCTCACTGTTCACATTCATGATCCCGAGCATTGTCAGGGCCTCACCCCAGATCTTGGCCTTGGACTCCATGTGCTTGATGCTAGAAACGGCGCCCGCGCCCGCGTTCTGGTTGAGCGGAAAGACTCCGATCATGCTGGCAAGATTATCGACAGCCAAATTTTCGGTCCCCCACACAACGGGTTCACCGTCGTAAATCTTACTAATCAAATTCTGAACAGTAACTCGTTGATCTTGAGAGCAGGCAACGATCATGGGGTTGCGCTCGTTTAATAGATCGATCTCGATAGTGCGGTCAATCTGGGCGAGGCGTGCGGCGTATGAAAGCACAACATCGATCTCGGGCACTCTAATCTGGTTTCCCCAGATACAGACGGACTCACTGGCTGGCACGTCGCGCGAGTAGACTCCATTTCGCGTCACTCGATAGCCAGTAGGATTGTCCTGGATATCCAGGGGCCCAGAGATTGTTGCAGGCATTGCCATGAACATCTCAAAGAATGAGTCGTAGTAAAATACACTGTACCCATTATTGAAGATCGTTGTCTCAATGAAACGCGGATCAATCCCGTTAGGTAGGCCTTCCCAAGTGAACCTAGAAATACACTTTCCCATCAACTGGCGTCTGTACATATACTCCAGCGCCGCCTGACGATTCTCAGATGTAGATGGCTTTGCAGCCATCACCTCACGATAGACAGTATTCTTAACATAGTCTCTTTTAGGCAATCAAACTCACCTGATTCGTCTTGTCGATCCGATTGTTCCTGATATTGATTGTACCAATGCGCTGGGGTGAGCGCCACAAAGTCACACCCTTTTCAAAGATGCCCCGCACGGTCCCCTTGAAGGTCTCGGGGATATCCGCCCGCTCCAAGTAGCACTCGGCCAGTTTCCAGTACGTGAACTCACTCATCAAAGAAAGACGGCTTGGCATCTTGATCCACGTGTTCATCGCGTATCCGTAGCGCAGCCAGTAGTCACCAACGCGACGAATGGCTGCGTCGGAGAGCAGTCGCACGCGACAGTCGATCACCAGCCCGTTGGACACCATAGCAGCCACCGTGCCGGCCGTCTGTCCAATGACGGCGGGTGGAATGACCTGCATGTCCTGCTGCTGCCCGTTGATGCTGGCGATCGCCGCCTCATAGTCCCCGTTAGCAGCGAACTGGGCAAGGTCATAGTTTGTGTCCCGAACCGCGCGTTGCTGCGTCTGAGAGATCTGTGAGGCGCCACTGGCCAACTGGTTCTGGATGTTCGCCGTCGACTGCGCCTGCGAGTTCTGGATCATCGCGCTGATTCCCGCTGTGGCCGCCTGACCAATGCCCGCACCCACAGCCTGACCGTTGAGTCCAACGGCGCCTCCGAGAGCCGTCATTCCACCCTGCACCGCCTGGACAGTGGCCCGCATGTTGTTGTAACGAGACTGTGAGTCGGCCATTGCGGAGTTACCCCACATCGTGTTCTCAGCGCCAGCCTGGGTTGCGGCAATCCCTGCGTTAGCAATGTCGCGAGACGCCACGGCACTACGCTGGGCACGACGCTGCTGCCACTTGGCAGAATTGATCTGTGCCGCAATCGTGTGGGCATTTGAGGCCAGATTATTGAGTCCCGAGTTGTTGAGCACTGAGAATGTGGGGAGTGAGGTGTATCCGGTAACCAGGTCCCATTCCTCGCCGTACTCATCCTCCTCATGAGTGCTTGGGCCGACAAGGCGCTTGGAGGCCCATTTGTTGTTGTAGTCCTTGATTGTGAACATTAATTGTGGGTTAGGTGGGACAACATGCCCGTACTGTAGGAGTCCAATACCGGTAGTCATAAGTGACTCCGGGCGAAGTTCCACAGGGTTTCCCGTGTAAGTTGTGAGTTCAAGGATGCAGTAGGGTGCAGTCATGAACTTGCGAAGTTCTTGATATGCCTTCGGTAGCATGCTCATGACCTCCTTTCGGAAGTCATGATTAGTCAACGGAAAAGCGCGGTTGACATAGACGTCGCCAGTACCGACCTTGTACCAACTCACGCTCCCGATTCGCGTCGCGTTTGCGGGATTCTTGGACACCACGCCCTTCGGCACGATAGTCACAGAGCCAATACCCTGGGCGACCCACGGGTATGCAGAGAGTGCAGAGAGTCCCTCGAGATAGTCGTTGCGCGACGTTACCCACACACTGGCTGAATTGGGGAGGCCTTCAGCCTTTGAGCCGTTAGCCATCTTGAATCGGGGGCTCGCAAGGTTCCCCCACTCTGCTGCAAGGTCGATAGTGCTGGTAATGACGACGTCATAGTCGCCGTTGAAGACGTCGGCAATCATGCGTCGGTATGATCGAATAACTTGATGCTCGCCCCCGACGTCGAGGCCCTCGGGCTGAGCGAGCCATTCGCGACCGTTGTCGTTGAAACTGTCGATGGCAGCGATCCCCATGTGCCCGCGCTCGAGATAGCAACGACCAAACTTAACGCGCTGATAGTAGGTCGACCAGACGTCGAGTTGAAGTGTTAACTGTGTAGTGTTAGGTGCTATGTAGTCCACGCTAGTGATGAAGTAGAAGAAAGCGTGAGGTGTGTAGCCCTCAAAGTTCTTCGAGTCAACGGGACGGCCGGGGTTCTCAACCATTACATAGTTATACTGGTTTGCTTTAGTGAAAGGCGTAGGAATGCGGATCGGCTTGCCTTGAGCAAGGTACGTTAGTTGGTTTATCTCGACCTTATTGACCTTGTTGAATGACTTAACATACTGGTAGGGTGTCCAGCCGTAAGCGTCCCAGTCAATAATGTCACGATAAGTATTATCGAACGGCACGTTACACATAGTAATAACGCTGCCTGCGGACCACACCGAGTAATCAAACGACAATCCCGCATTAGTCTCTGGCGGATCCCCGTAAATCTGTGTCATGTCTCCTCCATTAGCAGTAAAGCCCCGCCATCCCGGAGGATAGCGGGGCGGTTACTGACTCAGTATATCACGACTGAATCTGAATTGAAATCTCCTTCTTGACAGGCTTAGTGCCGCCCGGAGCAGACTTCGTGTCAACAGAAACCCCGAGCGTCGGGTACCCATTCTTCTCGTCGGACCCGATGGTCAGGACGCCGTCGTTAGAGATCTTTGTAGCCTTGCTGGTCGCATTCTTGACGTACCAGTCGGTGGCGTATCCCTTGTTGGCGGGCAGAGTCTTCCAAACGATCTTCGCCTGCCGAACGGCGCCCGGCTTCATCACACTACTGTGCGTGCCGTCCTGATTGAGCGTCTGAATCGTGTCGATCTCAGCGTTAGTCTCATCGGCCGGAACGACGATCTTCGTGCTCTCCTTCGTTCCAAACGCAATCGCAGGAGTAAACGGAGAAGCCGAAATCAGTGACCAGTGGTGCAGCCAGTAGTTGTCATAAAGACCCTCAGGGTTCTGAATGGAACGGTTCTCCAGGAGGACGTCCTTAATCAGCAGGAACTCGCGAGTGGTCAGGATCGCACTGACGTCCTTGAGCCCAAGGGCCTCATTCGGAACAGTGATGATGTGCGACGGGGCCTCCGCGTCCTGACGGTTGAACGCAGCGGACAGTGAGGTGACATCGACGTTGGCCTTGAACTCGGGTGTCGCAATGAGAACAAGATTCTCGGGGCGAGCGAACGAGTGAACCGCCGCCGCATTATATGCAGGAGTCGGATAACGCATCTTATCCGCAGCCACGCGAAGCGCCTTAAGAGCAGCGTCCGTGTGCGTCTTGTCTGCATCAAAGACATTCAGGTCGGGGATCTGAATGCGATGGAAACCGTGCTTCTCATCATAGGTCCTGAACAGGGAGCAGATGGTCAGGAACTCGGACCACTCATCCGAGGACGCGGCGACACTCATGGTCTGAGAAAGCATCTCAGACAAACCCGTGTCGCTCAGGAAGGCGCGGCGGAGAACGTCTCGGTTGAAGGTGACCTTGAACTTTTCCTTGCGGTTAATCGTGTGGAAGGCGCTGTAGGCCGGCGGGCGCGCCTGACCGAATACGTCCTTCTCCAGGTAGTCGCGATTCTCATCGTAGATAGTGGGCTTGATGAAGTCCATGTGCACCTCTTCGATGGTGTCACCGAAATTCATCATGCCGTCCTTGAAGACGGCGAGAGGGTTTCGCCAGGAAATGTCGCGCACAACCGTGGACCCGATCCGGTTAATCAGTGCTGACATGAACTCGTTTCGGGAAACATTGTCAGACATAATTCCCTGAATCGTTTCCTGAATGTTGGCTTTAGTGGCCTCCGGAACCATCTCCTGATAATCCCTACGCGCATCCGAACGAATCGCGTTAAGCATATCGACGTTTGAGACGTCGTCTCGCAAGCGGGGCATAATTACTTCCTCGTGAATAGATCTGAAATTGACTTAGGCTTCCAGTTCCCATCGGGAACGGATGAGTCGGGATTGTCCCCCGATGAGAAAAGACCTGAAAGCCCGGCAAGAGTCTTCCCAGTACTCTTTACAGCGTCCGTGTCGATCCCCATTTCCTTAATTGTAGCACTACCCGCATCCTTCAAGGCAGTGCCCGCAAGATTGGCGGCGGCTCCACCGACCTCACCAATGCCCTTAGCCACAGCCTTAGCGTCGTCCGCCGTCGACGCCACGGCCGCCTTGACGTCACCTGCGGTCATCTCCTTGCTGGCGGGAACATCGTCACCCGCAAACGGGTTACCTGTCTCCCGATCGGTGGGAGTCAACATCCCCGAGAGGCGACCCTCGAGCTCACCCTGAAGAGCAGTGATCTTGTCCCCGAAAACACTGGCCAGATGGTCCCAGGCCGCCTTCGTGTCCTTAAAGGGATCCTCATCCTTAACCGGATTAGGGTCGCCGCCAGTCATGTTCCGGTCAGACGGGGATACCGCCTTGTTGTCGCCGTCGGAATCGCCCGGATCATAAACATGTGACTCAGGCAGTCCTGCCTCCTTCTTCTGCTCAGGCGAAAGATGTGCCGTATCCCGGTTCATCTGCTGGGCGCGTTCCTGCTGATACTTCGGGTCGGCAAGTTTGTCGCCTGTAACACCTGTTACCGGCACTCGCGACTTGTCCGGCTTGCTCTCAAGATTCTTCTTAGTCTGCTCCTGAGTTCGCTTAGCGTCCTCAGCAACATTTCCCGTCCCTTTATACTTATCGGCCTTTCCCATTTCTTCTCCTAACAGTAAGGTAGGCTAGGAACTTACGTTCCTAGCCTACCATTTTCACCCAATGTCAGCCAGTGCTACAAAGACTTGCGGGCCGTTCCGTGTGGGTCCTTGTCACCGGTTTGCATCCCACACAGGTTCGCAGTCACTTTGCTGGCTTGGGAGCCTTTCGAGCGAGGTAGTCAATGAGGGCGTCGCGAACAATGTCGTCCGCGGGTCGCCGCTCAACCCAGTGCTGCTCATCGATGTTAGAAATGAGAGACTTAGGGAGACGGAACTTGACAGTTGCCTTGTCGCTAACGGGTCGAGCCATGATAAATCCAGCCTTTCAAACTTTGAGTGTAAATGTGGTGTCCTTGAGGACCACGCCTCCGGGAACTCTTGTGGGAATAAGTTTACCACCCCACTGGCCTCCCGTCAACATGTCGTCCAACGTTAATGTGGCGGCCACTGAGCGGGGCATTCCCGCAATGTGTACGTCTAGTTTACCATCAATTTCTTCTGCATACTGCTTTGCTCGAATGTAAACAGATTTTGTGAAATTTCCCTCATGCTTCCATGCGCCCAGTTCTACAGGGTCGACCCATAGCGTGTCCGGTGGTGTAGTTGGTCCCACGAGGTGTAATGAATCGGTGTCTGCGTAAGCGAAAGTTTCGTAGTTATCTTGCGCTGCATTTATCGTCTTGCTTCGAGCGTGTGCTGTGATAAACACGCCCATTGGTGTATATACAGGATCTCGCGTTTCCATTTCATTCATCTCTAGTGAGACTCGATTATCTTTCAAGACGGGGTGCTTGCCTGTAATGTCGGGATTCGTAGCAAACTTTCCATAAAGACTGTTAAGGTGTAGTTTTGCAATTTGGCGCAAGCCGCCAGTGCTATTCTTTTTAATTTCCATAAAATGGTCTACGTATTCATCAAAAAATCCGTGCGAACCTCTGAACTCAAAAGTTCCATTCCATGAAAGTATCTTTAAATCATAATGTTTCTTCCAGAGTTCTATATCAATATTTGTTGCAACAACTTCAGTTGGCTCGTTAATTTCAGTAAGGTAATCAGTGGGGTTAAATGTCAAATTCTTTTTGATTTGAATACATGGAATGTGGTTTGGTTTTAACTTAGCCTTAATTGTGATAGACGAAATGTAAAGAGGTCTTTGAGTTACGGGACCTCCTTCAGAATATAGGGGGTCGCCGTAGGGGAGCAGTGAATTGCGCATGACTGACGGATAAAGCGAATTAACGTCATAAACACTGCCTTCACCATTAAGTCTCCTGGAAAAGTGTGGGGAGGCATAGGTGAATCCTCCGCGATATGCCTTCCGGATTTCGGAGTCAATCTCAGGGGATAGGATAGGGAATCTGCGAATAAACAGTTTACCCGTCATCTTCTTGTATGTTGCTAAAGAGTCTGCGCCTGCAGTCAGTTTTGTCATCTTCTCGGCAAACTGAACCTCTAGCGCTTGGGCGACAATAGCAACGTCATTCCTCTGATAACGCCTCTCCTGTTCTGTTGGAATGTAGCCTATTGGTCTAGGTTTCTCATAATCAATCTCGAGTTTTTGATCATGAAGATTGAATGCCTTAGCAATTGCTGACACGGACATGGGAAGTTTCTTGAATGAATCACGAAACTCGATCCTGTATCCAGTCTCAAACACGACCGTGATTGAATAAAATTGCCCCATCCGAGAAATGAGCGATGAAAACTGTTTCACCCTCGGAATATCTTTAGTCCAACTATACCCATGCTTAAGAAGCCAGTCCAAAATAAAGATGCCATCAAACTTAAGGTTATGAAAATATATGTATGCGGCTCGCTCTGCAATATGATGCATAAAACCGTCAAGAGAAGTGCCATCCACATAATCAGACAATTTCCCCACCTTAATAATGCCCCATGACCACACTCGGCAATCGTCCTCTTGTGTGATCGTCTCAAAGTCAGCACAGTATGAAGGAATCTTCTTGTGACTACGATTAACGCTTCTTCCGGCGACGGTTGCGGCGCTTATTGGTTGGCGAGCCACTAAAATCGTCCTCCGGTCTAATCTTCACTGACTTAATATCTTCAAGTAGAGCAAGTGTCTCAAAATGTGCATTCTCCACGTCGTCATACCACACATCCTCATTCGCTCTTCGCTTCTCGAAATAGCCTTCTTTTGCCGCCTCATACATGAGCGATAACTGATTAGCAAAATCGCCGTTAACAGTCCACATGAGCCACAGGACGTCATCAGGAATATCGGTCAAAATGTCGTAAAGCGCCGGGTCACCAATCACGTCAAGCATGGCAGCAATCTGTTGCTTGGCTGCCGTGAGTTTCTCAGCCTTCGCTGCCTTAGAAAGGTTGTCGAGAATAGAGGTCGTCTTTTCTCGCATGGCTTCAGCGGAATCGAAATGAATCGTCCGCTTATTGGGGTTCATGCGCTCAAGGGCGTAGTGTGAACCTCCACCTAAATAAGTCTTGCTAGGCCTGAAGTCGCGAATCCAGTCACCAACAGTGATGTCACCCATGTAAGGTAATTTTGTTCCACTCACGGCGCGCTCGTAGGCCGCTATGTCATCATTATAGCGCTGAACAGCATGCTTATAACGACGAACGTCTTTAGCAGAAATGGGATTACCTTTACTGTCAGCAAAATACCAAACGCTATCAGAATTATTAAACTCACTAAGACGCTCAAGTTCTCTAGCCGCATTCTTCAACGTCACCTTTCCAATTGCGGACTTACCCAGCGGGTCATACTTAGTACCCCGAATATCTGCGCCGTCGCGACTGGTCGCCATCTTACGCATTTTACGAATAGCACGATCTCTCTCGCCTTGAAGCAAGTCTCGGGCCTTGTCCAACTCAGAGCGATGCTGTCTCTTAGCGTCGGCCTTAACTGAACCCATCTTCGCAGGCCCTGAAGACATCTCCCCCAGTGTATCGGGTAGCCCCAGATTGCCCGACAAATTCAGTCCGTCAACAAACTCTCTAACGTCAGCAGCCGTATTACCAATGCGCTTGGCGCCGCGCTTGAACGACCTATAATGCTTAGCCCAATGAGAATTAATCATAGAAAAAACCCCCCTGCCCCCTAAGGGGCAGGGGGCGTCACCATTCTATCCGACTCAGGCCAGCGTCACAGTCGTGTACTCACGACCTCGACCCGACTTCGCCGAACCAATCTCCACAGCCACCGGCTCCGGCCAGGTCTTCACGTCGCCCAGGATGTCAACCAGACGCTGAATCTGAGCAACGACCGTCTGAGACGAAGTCCCATATGCGGCGCCGTCCTTGTCGATCACCGTGATGGACCGACGCGTCTCGGCCTCGCCAGTGTCTGTGTCGACGACATCATCCTCGGTGATTACAATGTCCTTGATCTCAATCTTCTTGCCGCGCAGTTCCTTGAAAGAAACCGCAGAGTTCTGAGCAGTGAAGAAAGCCTTCTTGCCGGCAAAGTCGTCAGAGAGAGAAGAGTAAACAACAGCCATGATCATTTCCTTTCGTGTATGGCTCGATTTCTATTCAATGATCTGGTATTACCCGTCCAGCCGGGAATCTGTTAAAAGAGAGTGGGTTCCTCTTGTTTATCCAATACCACCGGCGCCCCAAACATGTTTGTTGCCGCTGCACACACCATCGCGATCTTATCATAGTCGTGTGGATATCTAATGCAACCCTGTTGCTTCCCGTTGTAGGTAACTACGTAGTCTTCGCGCGTGCGATTTAAAATGATAGTTCCTCGGTGGCCTGCAATATAATACTTAGTCACATGCCGATTATCTGTCTTATAGCGCATCACCCGCTTGACCTTATACTCCAACTTTGGAGAATAAATCCTCACGAGAAAACCATCACTAGCACCGCAAACAGTGCCATCCACAACAACCACCCTCCAATCCTAGGTGCAGCCTTCGCCGCAATCATACCCCCAGCGACACCGACAGCAACCCCGCCCGCACTAAGGCGGTTGCCATGATCACGCACGTCAGTAGGAGTATAACCCTCATGAAGGTTAATAGCATTCTGTCGCTCATACTCGTCCGCTCCCATCTCCTTATCCATCCAAATCCACTCGCCATTAATGCATTCCCACATTATTGAAGCGCCCCCTTAATCATCTTCAAAACCGAAGCAAGGCTGTCGTGATTGCATGTAATCAGTACGTCATCGTAAACGAACGTGATCTCAGTAAATGTTGTAATTGCGTAAACAGTAGTTTCGGCAATCCTAAACTTTGCTTGATTCTCGTGGGGTTTGTTTAGAAAGTCCTCCTCCCATTCGCTAATGACCTCTCTCATGTTGTTGATTGCTGTGCGGTTCTCTGTTCTGTTCATGTATTAATAATGCACCGACATTCCCTGAAAGTCAAGTTATCTGCATGTGAACCACACCGCACAACCCATAAGCA